ACTGACCCTCAGGCTGAGTCAGACCCCGATGACGAAATGCCATTCTAATTTATACGCATGGACACTATCTTAAAAATGGTGTCCATGCTTTTTAATTTTAAAATTTATTAAAAACATGACAATAGCAGAAAAACTTTATTCGGCTCTCATCAAGAAGTATGAAGCCGACATCGCAGAGGCTGAGGCCGAAATTTTAATTTATCTTTCTAATCCTGTTGGAATTGGAGAACATCCACAACATATTGAAGAAATGGATAAATTTGTTGAAAAACTTGCAAACGCAAAAGACAAGTTGGAGACATTACAATTGATGGTAAAAATTAATAACAATGGCAATTAAGAAAAAAGAAATTGGGCTTGAATCAATCAAATCCAAATTCTCAACCTCAGCAAAATACAAACCACAAAGGTATTTTGACTTGGGGACTGAATTTTTGGATGCGGTTGGACTTCCAGGTCCGGCAATAGGACATATCAATATGTTCTTGGGTCATTCAGATACAGGTAAAACAACCGCTCTTGTTAAGGCGGCTGTTGATGCTCAGAAGAAAGGAATTCTACCTGTATTCATTATTACCGAGCAAAAATGGTCATTTGACCACGCTCGTATTATGGGATTTCAGTGTGAAGAAGTTGTTGATGAAACTACAGGTGAGATTGATTGGGATGGGTTCTATCTATTCAATAATAACTTTGATTATATTGAACAGATTACAGAATACATCAATTCATTACTTGATGCTCAAGAAAAAGGTGAATTAGATTACAGTTTGTTATTCCTTTGGGATTCTGTTGGTTCAGTTCCTTGCAAGATGACATTTGAAGGTAAGGGTGGAAAGCAACATAACGCTTCGGTACTTGCTGACAAGATTGGTATGGGTATTAATCAAAGAATTTCAGGTAGTCGTAAAGCTGACTCAAAGTTTGAAAACACACTTGTAATTGTTAATCAACCTTGGGTTGAGTTACCTGATAATCCGTTTGGTCAACCAAAGATTAAAGCAAAAGGTGGAGAAGCGATTTGGTTGAACTCATCTTTGGTATTTTTATTTGGTAATCAAAAAGGTGCTGGTACTACAAAGATTACCGCAACAAAAGACAAGAGAACTGTTAAATTTGCCACAAGAACCAAAGTTTCTGTTTTGAAAAATCACATCAACGGACTTGGTTATGAAGATGGTAAGATTATAGTTACACCACACGGATTCATGGCAGGTAAAGAACCTGCAGAAGAAAAGGCATCTATTGAGTCATACAAAAAAGAACATGCTGAATATTGGAAAGATGTTCTTGGTGTTGTAGATTTGGATTTTGATTTGAAAGAAGAAGTTGAACAATAATAAACTTACTTGTGACCAAAACATTATTAATTGACGGTAACAATTTACTTAAAATTGGATTTCACGGAGTAAGAGATTTCTTTCACGAAGGAAGGCATGTCGGGGGTATTTGGCATTTTCTGAATACCACCCGACGCTTTATTGAAGAAGAAAATTTTGATAAGGTCGTTGTGTTTTGGGATGGCGAAGGTAGTTCATCCGCTCGTAAATTAATTTATCCCCAATACAAGGAGAATCGTAAACCACTTCCCCAAGATTTTAAAGAAGAGTCACTTTACGAACAAAAATCAAGGATTAAACAATACCTTGAAGAAATGTTTATTCGTCAAGTTGATATTAACGGAAATGAGGCTGATGATTTAATTGCTTACTATTGTCAAATTGCAAATGATGAGATTATAACCATTTTCTCGGCGGATAGAGACCTGACTCAGTTAATATCAGATAACGTCTCAATATACTCACCTAATACAAAATTCACATACAAAAAAGGTGATTACATCAGATTGTATGAGGCGGAGATTCCCCACTATAATGTTAAAACTTATAAGATAATATCTGGTGATAAATCAGATAATATTGATGGAATTTATTATTTGGGTGAAAAAACTTTGGTAAAATTATTTCCTGAAATACTTGAAAAACCGGTTACCTTTACCGATATTTTAGAAAAAGCAGAACTTCTTTTTAAAGAAGACAAAGACAACAAAGTATTACAAAACTTACTAACAGGTAAAACCAAATCAGGTATCTATGGAAATGAATTTTTTGAGATTAACAACAAAATCGTTGATTTGTCAAATCCATTAATCACAGAAGAAGGTAAGGAAATCGTTAAACTTTATTATGAAGAAACATTAGACCCGGAAGGTAGAGGTCATAGGAATCTTATTCGTATGATGATGGAAGATGGATTCTTTAAATTTCTACCAAAACATGACGAAGCATGGGTAAACTTCGTAAAACCATTTATGAAATTAACAAGAAAAGAAAAAAAACAATTTAAAACCAAAAAGTAAAATTTATGAAAGAGCAAGATTCAACAAAACTTGAGTTTTTGATGATGGTAAATGACAACATCATCGTGCAAAGATTTTTTAACGTTAGGGATTTTAATCCACATGCAAAGTATTCACTTGATTTGCATGAGTATCTAACCGAGTTTAAGGATAAAATGATGTATCAACTTAAGATGAAGACAATTGACTACATGCTTGAGAATTCTTATGAGATTCATAGTAATCCTGAGGTGTTGAACACATCATACACTGATGGTCCAGAACACTTCACAATCTTTATCAAACATGGTGATATGACAATTTGTCAGCATCAGATGGACGCTAAGGTTTTCCCACCTAAAATAAGATACACCGTAGATATCCGTCCTCACATAAAAACTTTGCTTTCGACTCTTACTGACATTTTTTCAGCTAAAAATTTAACTTATGAATATGCTGGAATTTCTTTGAAACCATCCTATTTATAACTTATAAGAAACTTTTAAACTATGGCGTCGAACAAAAATTTTGATTATTTAGGCTCTTCATTTCAGATACAATTACTCAACCAAATTATTGTAGATAAGGATTTCGGAAGGTCTATTATTGATGTCATAGAACAACAGTATTTTGAAAACAAGTACTTCAAATTAATCATTCAAATGATTAAGGAGTATCATTCAAAGTATGAGCATGTTCCTACTTTTGACACTTTGGAACAGATTGCAAAATCTGAAATCCAACAAGAACTGGCTTCAAAAATCATCATTGACACAATTGTAAAAGTCAAAGATGTTCAGATTGAAGGTTCTCAATTTGTTCAGGAAAAGGCTCTCAAATTCTGTAAACAACAAGAACTTCAAAAGGCGATTACCAAAGCTCAGAAAGTTATTGATGGTGGTGAATTTGAAAGTTATGATAAACTTGAAGAATTGGTTAGAGAAGCCCTTCAAGTTGGAGAAAGAGAAGATGGGATGTCCGATGTCTTTTCTAACCTTGATGATGTGTTGAATGAAGATTATCGTCATCCGATACCTATGGGTATACCCGGTATTGACAGATTACTTAAGGGAGGTTTGGCAAAAGGAGAGTTAGGAGTTATTTTAGCACCTACGGGAGTTGGTAAATCAACATTCCTAACCAAGATTGCAAATCACTCGTTCAACTTAGGATACAATGTACTTCAAATATTTTTTGAGGATAATCCAAAAATCATCCAAAGAAAACATATTACACTTTGGACAAAAGTTCACCCTGATGAGTTATCAAACAAGAAAGATGAGGTAATGGATAAGGTTAGAGAGGTACAAAGTAATATGGAGAATAGATTGATTCTTAAGAAACTACCTTCAGATACATTAACAATTCTACAAATTAAAAATCAGATTCGTAAAATGATTGCTGATGGGATTAAATTAGATATGGTTGTTTTGGATTACATTGACTGTATCGTTCCCGATAAGAATTTGGGAGATGAATGGAAATCTGAAGGTTCGGTTATGAGAGGATTTGAAGCCATGTGTCACGAGTTAAACTTAGTTGGATGGACGGCAACACAAGGTAATAGAAGTTCAATTTCATCGGAAGTTGTAACAACAGACCAAATGGGAGGTTCAATCAAGAAAGCTCAAGTAGGACACGTTATTATATCAGTTGCAAAAACTTTACAACAGAAAGAGATGAAACTCGCAACAATTGCCATAACCAAATCAAGAATTGGTGACGATGGAGTTGTATTTGAAAATTGTAAGTTTGACAATGGAATGCTTGAAATAGATACTGAAAGTTCTGTGACATTCTTGGGACTTGAGGAACAGAAAGAAGAAAACAACAGACAGCGAATTAAAGATTTGCTGGAGAAAAGAAAACAAAGAGAACAACAAAATAATTAATTAATATGAGTGAAAAAATTTTAGTAGAAAACCCAAATAGGTTTGTGATATTTCCTATTGAACACAACGATATATGGGAATATTATAAGATGCATCAAGCTGCTTTTTGGACGGCAGAAGAGGTTGACTTATCAGGTGATATTCGTGATTGGGAAAACCTTTCAGAGAATGAACAATACTTCGTTAAGAATGTTCTATCATTCTTCGCAGCATCGGATGGTATTGTTAATGAAAATTTGGCAGAGAATTTTTACCGAGAAGTCCAATATCCTGAAGCCAAATTTTTCTATGGATTCCAATTGGCTATGGAAAACATTCACAGTTTAATGTATTCACTTTTGATTGATACCTATGTGTCAAATCCAAAAGAAAAGGATGAATGTTTCCACGCGATTGACAGATTACCTGCGGTACAAAAGAAAGCTAAATGGGCTTTGGATTGGATTGAAAACGCATCTTTCCAAGAAAGATTGGTGGCATTTGCCGCGGTTGAAGGAATCTTCTTCTCAGGTTCATTCTGTTCAATATTTTGGTTAAAATCAAGAGGACTTATGCAAGGTTTGTGTAACGCAAATTCACTTATCTTTAAAGATGAGAATCTTCATTGTGACTTTGCAATTCATCTTTTGAATAACCACGTTGAAAACAAACCAAGTGAAAAGAGAATTAAAGAAATTCTATTGTCCGCTCTTGAAATTGAAAAAGAGTTTATCACAGAGTCACTTCCTGTTTCACTTATTGGAATGAATTCAAATCTTATGAAACAATACCTTGAATTCGTGGTTGACGGACTACTGGTTAAAATGGGATGTAAGAAACAATTTAATGTTGAACAACCATTTAAATTCATGGAACAGATTGCCGTTGAAACAAAAGGTAACTTCTTTGAATCAAGAACTGTAGAATATCAAAAAGCAAAACTTAATGAAACATTGTCCTTTACGGACGACTTTTAATTGACTATTTTTTCAAACCATGATGTCACTAACTATTAAAAAGAGAGGTGGAGATAATGTATCATTTAATCCACAAAAAATTTATAACCGAATAAAAAGAGCCGCAAAAGGTATGAGTGTAAACTCTGATGAGATTTTCATCAAAGTCATTACATCAGTACCAACTGAGGGTGTTATAACCACAAAAGAGTTAGATAAGTTAATCTATGAAATTGCGGCGGCGTATACCGGCAGTCATCACGATTATTCTCGTCTTGCTTCATCTGTGGCGATTTCATCTTATCACAAAGAGACCGACCCAAGTTTCTCAAACACAATGCACATGTTACATGTTGACGGTATTGTGAATGATAAATTGATGGAAATGATTGAGAGTTATGGCCCATCAAATATTGATGATGTCATCAATCACGATAATGATTATAATTTTGACTACTTTGCTTGGAGGTCACTACAAGAGATGTATCTTTTAAAATTACCAAGTGGTAAAGTTGTTGAAAGACCACAACACATGTACATGCGTGTTGCGATTTGGGTAACTAAATCATTTGAACAAGCGGTTGAGTACTATAAGTCACTATCAAGTCAACTCATTTCACCGGCAACACCAATTATGATTAATGCCGGCACAAAAGTCCCACAACTTGCATCTTGTGTTCTTCATTATAACGATGCGGATTCAAGAGACGGACTTTTAAATACCATGAGAGATATCTCAACCTATTCATCTGACGCTGCAGGTATTGGTCTTTCTATGTCTAATATTCGTAGTAAAGAAAGTCGTATTTCTTCGTCAGGAGGATTTGCTGGCGGACTTTTAAAATACTTAAAAATTGTTAATGAATCACTTAGATTCTTTAATCAACAAGGTCGTCGTCCTGGTTCTGCGGCAATTTACTTGGAACCTTGGCACAAAGATATTTTTGACCTATTGGATATTAAAAAGAATACAGGGGCTGAAGAATTGAGAGCTCGTGATTTGTTCACCGCACTTTGGATTCCTGATAACTTTATGAACGCAGTTAAAAATAATGATGACTGGTATTTGTTCTGTCCAAACGACATCAAAAAAGCAGGAATCAAGGCTCTTCAGGAATGTTATGGAGAAGAGTATGAAGAAAACTACAACAAAGCGGTTGAATTAGGACTCGGTAAAAAAGTTAAAGCGCAAGAAGTTTGGACAAAAGTTATCGAATCCCAAATTGAAACTGGTGTTCCATATCTTTGCTCAAAAGACAATGCGAATAAAAAGACAAATCATCAAAACATTGGTGTAATCAAACAATCAAATCTTTGTAATGAGATTTACCAATATACTGATGAGAAGACAACCGCGATTTGCACACTTTCATCAATGGTGTTGAAGAACTTTGTTATAGATGGAAAGTTTGACCATCAGTTACTATACGAAGAAACTCGTAAAGTTGTAAGAGCACTAAACAAAGTTGTGGATATTAACAACTACTCAACTGAAAAAGGAAACAAAGGTGGTCGTGAACAAAGGGCAATCGCTATTGGAACTCAGGGACTTGCCGATGTATTTTATTTGATGGATTACATCTTC